TCATTAGGTGTAAAAAGGGCGTGGGAAACCTCATGAGCAACTAATAGATCAAATACATCATTACTAGCCTCCCAAATAGGAAGAGTAAGTACTCTACTGTCTACATTAAACTGAGCAGTTTCACACTCCCTATGCTCTACTACAATGTCCTCGGTTGCCAGAAGTTTGGCAAGAGTTCCCTTAACCTCTAAATTAACTGTCATGGGGTCTTTGCTTATATGTACATACTATAAACGCTCCCAGAGCGTTTGGGAGCGTTTAGTAGACGGTTTATCAACTGTCTGCGTCTGGCACGTGCTTGACGTAATGCCTGAGGTTTAAGATGGCGTTTCGATTCCTTCTTGGAATGATGCTGCCAATTAGGAACTTTCATCATCCTTACCCCACGCTTCTGAGTCGCCAGTGGTCATCGCACCACACACAGTATACTTGTCTTCTCCGCCAGGTTCATTGAGATCTGCTGGATTAGATCCAACCTGAACGCATTTTTCTTCAGACATTGTTCTGTAGCGTATCCATGATATTTATTGTAGGGAACCATCCTAATTTAGTCAAGGCAGTTGTGTCAGCGCACAAAGTGTCCGGCTCTCCTGGTGTATCTTTCTTAATAGGTAAATCCCTACCCATTGCTTTTGCTATATCCATAACAGAAACTGGTACACCAGTACCAATATCAATAACACCAGTAAATTCACTTGGCATTATATAAGCAATCGCTCTAACTACATCCTTCACGTGAATATAATCTCTTCTATGTGTAGTAATATACTTGGCAGTATTTTCTTGTAGCATTCTATAAAGCATATCAGACCTACTATCCTTTTCTGCCCATACATTAAAGAACCTCATACCAACACTGTTAGGTGGTGCCATGAGTTCATTGGCTTTCTTTGTTATTGCATAAGGGTTCTGCCACCAACCATGTGCTCCGGCAGAACTTGCATACAATAACCTAACATTATTCTCTCTACAGTAATCAAATATAGGTTTCGACTTCTCTACATTATTTTCCCAGAACTTCTCAGGATTCTTAATACTATCCCTAAGAGCAGCAAATGCAGCAAGATGAATGATGACATCATAATGCTTGGCAAACATACCAGAAGGACCAACCCAGTCTCCTATATCCTCTGGTCTATCTAATCCTTCTACCAAATAACCATATCCTTGTTCATGTCTAAGATCATGGAATACATGACTTCCAATAAAACCCTCATGTCCTGTTACTAAAATCTTCATGATCCAATACGAGAGAAACCTTTAATCTTTTCAAACCTTATTACATTATCAAATTTATCAAACATACCTTCCTTATGGGATATAACAAATATGTTAGCACCTTTAATAACATATCGAATGATCTTAAGGAAGTCCTCATTACCAGAACCATCAAGTGAACTATCAAACACTTCATCCATGATAAGAAGATTAGTGTTGGTAGAATTCTTATAAGCAGCGATCTCACGCCAAGTAAAAAGTAGCGCAAGATCTATCCGCATCTTTTCTCCCTCAGAGAAACTTGCATATGAGAAGTCTTCATGAATCGGTGATTCAATACTTTCGTTAAACTCCTCATCAAGAGTGAAGTTAATATAGAAGTCCATCATCTGAAGGTATCTGTTAACCTGTTGGTTAATCAGTGGAAGATACTTCTTAATGATTGTCTTCTTTACTCCACTGTCCTTGAGCAAACCAAATGCAAAGTCATGCTCTGAGATCAGTTCTTTTTGGGCAGAAACTTTCTCGTATGTTTCTGCAAGGTTATGTTGGAACTCAGCTAATTTCTCATGCTCAGTATTTCTACTTTCAAGTTGGTCGGTAATTGTTTGAATCTCCGATTCCAAATCTCTTGACTGTCGTTGAAGTCCAGAAACGAGCGTATTGTTTTGAGAAATGCCATGTGATAGAGTTGTAATCTCCTTAGATAATTGGTTAAAACGGACCTCTCTTAACTCCTCTTCTTGTATCTTGGACTCTAATTCAGAGAGACCTGTTTGGAGTTCTTTTACAGAGTTATTGAGATCCGCAATTTTATTTACCCTAAATGATTCTTCTATGGATTGAGTACATGTAGGGCATGATACATTTTCTTCAAAAAAGTTATATTCGCTACTGACTCTTTCTTTCTTTGTTTGTATTTTAGCACGTAATGTATTCAGTTGTTTTAATGAACCTCTAACATCATGTAAATTTAAAAGTTTACTATCAAGGGTCTCAAGTTCTTCGGAAAGCTTTTCATTCTTATCAATATACTCTTTAGCTTCCTTTGCAATTTTTTTAACTTGACTTTGTTTCTTCTTGATATCTTCATGACTGGTTTGTTCAATTGTTTTGATAAAGTCTTCTTGCATCGATACCTTATCAATTAAACTATCTTTCTTTAATTCTAAGGTTCTAACTTCTTCTCTCTTAGATCGAAGTTTTGCCTTAACTACTTCGCTCATAGCAGAGAAGATTTTTATATCCAATAAATCCTCAATCACCTCTCTACGATTAACAGCAGTCAATTGCATGAAAGGAACAAATGTACTAGATCCTAATATAACAATTTGGGTAAATGATTTAAAATTTAACTTAAGAATATTTTGTTCAAAATGTTTTTGCTGCTCAGCCGCATTAGCAAACTGATCCTGCATCTTTCCATCAATCCATATCTCAAACTTATTTGGTTTCAATCCACGTACAACTTTATAATCTCTACTCTTTACATTGAATTCAACCTCAACTACACCATCCTTCTCATTGGTACAATTAATTAATTGTGATTTAGTAATCTTTCTAAATGGTTTATTAAATAACGCAAAACACAAAGCATCTAATATGGTGGATTTACCCGAACCATTAGTACCCACAATAATATTTGTGTCAAATTCAGTTAGATGAACTTCAGTAAACTGATTACCAGTACTTAAAAAGTTTTTCCATCTAACTTTCTGAAAGGAGATCATGATCTAAATCTTCAGGAGGGATTACAATGTCATCTTTTGTAATAATTGAATACCGATATCCATTATGTTCACAGATGTTAACGGCCGAACGGTCTTCCACTTCGATGATACTCATTTCAGGGTAACCTCTTTCTTCCAACATCATAGCATATCGCTCGGCATCATCTTCTTCTACGAAAAGATATAATACCTTTTGACCAAATTGGTCATCAACAGCATATGCTCCGCTGTCTTCTTTACCGGCAACGGCAAGTAAGTGCATTAAGTCACCTCACATGCCTCCCTATACACATTCTCTAAAATCTTTTTGACTCTAGATTTGTCTATAGAGGTTTCTACTTCATCAACATACTGACTTAATAGACTAAGTGTGTCTTCACTTTCTTTTCCCTGATCCTCATAGTTTACAAAACCAGTACCATAATCAAATGATTCAACAGTTTTTAACTCTGCAACTCCTGCCTGGTATAACTTATCAATAAACTTATCTAACTTAGAACCTTTACCTTTATCCTGAATAATTACTTTAACTATCTTATCTTTATAAGGTCTTGCGTCAAACGTTTGATAATTAGTATTGTTAAAATATATCTTTTCAAAAATACCAAACGGATTGTCAACAGGAGTATGCTCTAAGGTTTCAGTATCGAAGATATGAAATCCCCTAAGATCTCCACAATCGTTCCAATAGATTTCGTATGGATTACCCAGATAATAAACGTTATCTTGAGAATTCCTATGATGATAATGACCGGAGTATACTTTTTCAAAGTCTTTATAAATTGCTTTATCTTGTCCATGTTCCATTACATGATAAGCATTTGCTAAGAAACCATTTAATTCTAAGTGTCCCATCACAACACGACATTTAGATTTCTTCAGTCTCTTATATGTATTATCTTCATTCTCTTTATTAACCCAAGGTACAAATGCTATATCCAACCCACCAATATTTAATTCTTCATATTCACTGACAACACGGATATTATCGTACTCTCGTAATAATAATTCGCAAGCGTTGAGTGCATTAGTGTTTTTATAGTATGCGGTGTGATTTCCCACAATAGTCGTAACATTAATTCCCCTATTGCGTAGAGTGTCGAAATAGTTGTCTTTGGCCCACTGGAGAGCAGAATAATTAATGCCTGTACGGTTATCGAAAGTATCACCCATATCAATAACGGTATCGATATTATGAGCCTCCAAATATGGGAAAAAGATTTCATCATAGAATTTTTGGAAGAAGTCATGAAATAACTTTGAATTTTTACGAGCACCGAAATGCTGGTCTGTGATGATTGCTACTTTCATGTTGCTAACTGACAAATACAATTACCTGATAAAGTTATTCTAGTGTCGTCATGTTGTTGTTTAGGTACATGATGCTTTAGATAAGCAGGGAAAATAACAAATCTTCCCTCTTTAGGAGGTACTTTCTTTCCACTTTCACTAAAGATTAAAGGAGAATGATAGTTTTCACATTTTAAAAAATAAGCAAAACTAAAGGTATAAGGATTATGATGATGAGAATCTGCATAATCTCCTTTATAATAAACATTTGCCCAAAAATTTCCCATTTTCAATGGAGCTCTAGTAGCATCCTTCATAGATCCTGGTTGAAAATGTCTTTCTATTTCTGCTAAAATAAAAGACTTAAGATTTTTAATCCTAAGATTATCAGGTTCCCAATTCCATACAGTATGAAATGCTTTTACATTAGTTCTTTCTTTAGGAATAGGATTGCTTGTCTTTAATAAAGTCAACACTTCTTCCTTAAGTTGTCTTTGAAAAAGATAGTCGCCAATTAAAACATTACAAGAATGTGCAACCCTCACTGATAACCACTCCGCAGTTTGGTATGGATATTATCCTTGATGCTATTATAGTCTGAATAGTTCCCACCGTCAAGTGTGTTGTCATCAACCATCACCTGTTCAAATCCAGAACGTTCTAAGATCTTATTCTTTACTTCCAACTGTCGTTTTTCCCGCTGAATACG